ACGCGCAACATAAACTGCATGCAGAATAAGTCGTACTCATAATACGGATATGCGCACTGAGAAGCTGCACGCGCCAGACGCTCTTCAATTCCATCGACCGCGGCAACTGGCGCCACTGCAACATCAAACATGCGCGCTTGTTTGCGCGGATCGATTGATAATTCGCGTCGCGCGCCCTTCTCGCCGAATTCAGTCTCGTCAATTCCACCCACATCGCAATAAACAACCGCGCTCATCTGTCCGCATGTTATAATGAATCCAATGGGACCGTCGGGTGTTTGCGTGATGCCCCCCAGATCCAACGAACGTACAGACGCATGCGAAGTCGCGATGTATTTATTGATGTCGCGAATCGCATCAAGGCACGCGCGAGCGCTCGCTGGTGCGTCATCAAGACAATCGCGCAATACCTCAACATCCCCAAGGGGCATATCAACAGCGGAGTATTCGAATGGAACATATGCGCCATCGGAAAGCATCATTGCATAACAAAGACCGCGCGAACCAACGTACAACTTCTTTACAGTCTTCTTCGCATATCCCAACCACTCGCGCATGATCGCGAGATTAATTGTGCGTGCTGTCATTGCGCTACTTGGAACACTCGCGATTACCGCGCGTATGACCTCAACGCAACCAGGAGGAAGAGTGCGCGACGCGATCGAACCATTGCGCACAAAGTCATCAGTGTCAATCATGAGCACTGGATTTATGCTTCCATCTTGAGCGATAATCGCGAGTCCCACGCGTTGTGTGCGCGCTTCGTCAAACGCGCGCCTACTCATAACAATGCGCGTATCTCGCGCGATATCCGCCGCAATTATGTAAACCATGCGCAAACCGAACACGACTTCGACACAGTCAGTCATAATCGCGCGCATGAAACCATGTGTTCCCGCGGGAAACGCGCGCTCTGCACCCGCACCAATATTCGCGATGTAACCCGCGAATGCCTCGCGCGATACAAAATATGTAGCAGCGCGACCACCGGCGATTGCGTCGAATGATACCGAGCCACTCGCGACTGCGCGCGATATCTGCGTCATCATTTCGCGCAGAGGAATGCCAAGAATCGCGCGAATTGTATTGATAATGCTGATATCTTGCGGGACTCCAAACACCAGTAACTCCGCGCCGGACATTGCAGAACTCGCGGCTGCATTCAGCGAATTGCGCAAGTAACCCGCGGGTAAGTGAGACATGCGACCTTCGGGTAGGTCTTTGCCGAACGACATGACATAACCGATTGGCATTTCGCGCGCGGACATATCGGGGTCGAACTTGTGCTCAGTCGCGCAAATCTTCTCAATGCGCTCATGTTTCGATCCAGGTGTTGGTTGCATGCGTCCGCAACATGGGATGCAATATCCTTTCGGATGAACTCCAACTATGAAGTTGAGGTGTGGATATCGCGCGTCTGGGCACGAATAAAACGCGGGTTTTCCCGATGTAAAGTTCCAATACTTTACTGCACTGCGCGGGACTTTATGCGCCGCTTCCTCTTGCGCGGAATACAAAATGGGCTGCTTAGAATGCTGGCATCGCGTTGAATAAACGCGAGTTGCGCCATGTTTGCGCAAGTTGTAGAGCACGGGGTCAATCTCCTGAAGCCGCCGAAGCCGACGTCTGCTTGGATCTGACACATCAATATCGACAACGCGCGCGCGATCCTCCGCATCGGCGCGCGACACTCCCTCGCGCGCGAATGCTGTAACAAATGCGCGCAAATAACGATCGAGTACGTGGTATTCGCTCTCGTATATGTCATGAACATCGAATCTCACGTCAGACGCGCGATGTATGACACTGACGATGCGACCCGCGAAGTTCTGCAGCCACTTTTGTCTTATCGCGCCGACTGACAGGTAAGCATACTGATTTGACTCAGTGATATTCGCGGCTATCAAGCGATGCTCGAACTGTTGCGAATCAATGTCATTAATCCCGCGCGTGAACACGAAGCTAAAGACATCGCGCGCGGTCTGTCTCGGAACAACGATACCCGCGCGAATGTACTCACTCCATGCTCCGCGCAGTGCTTTGAATTGCGCAGCGCTGATCGTGCGTTTCCAGCGAGTCGCGACTGCGAGTGATTGAATGCGGATGTTGCGCGCCACGACAGGGTCGACCGAAAGCAGCGAACCGCCAGGACCTTCGCGAATCTCGCGCAGAATCGCAGCAGTATGTTTCGCGAATAGCTCAACCATGTCATCGAAACCAATTTCGTCTTCCTCACGCCATTGAAACTGGAACGATGCACGGCCTGTTGGGCGAATTATCATGTACATGAACTGATCCTGCGCAACTTTATACGTAATGATAATGCCAGGCTCGCCACCAAGTGAAGGAACATGCGCGCCAGGCATCACTCCCATTGATGCAGTCGCCGACATTAATTCCGCGCTCTTAAAGAACTTGCGCAACTCATAACGCGCAATGTCGCGCGCGCCACTGCCGCCCTGAAACGGGATACTGTCGGCAATCGCGCGCACATTGATAATCGTGGGAGAGCATGAAATGCCATCGAATAAGTCGCGCAGATTTATAACCCTTAGTGTACTTCCGACGCGCTGAGAGCTCACGGTAGCGCGCAATATCACATGATCAATCTCACCAACATCGCGCGCGGATCCAAGCGTACCATACGCGCGCTGACTAATCGCGCATTGCGCCACAACGGCCCCGCGTACCGATGACCACGGCGGTGCGAGATCGGGGAAGCGATCAGTAAGTTCTCCCTCATTGCTGACATATGCGTGGAAACATTCGCGAGTTAACTGAGGAAAGAACTTGACGACGAATCCGTAGTAAAGCAACTCAAACTGGTAATTATCGCGCAAAGCCGCGCGCACTTGCTCAATGACAGGAATAATCCAATTTGCGAGGTCGAGAATGATCATGAAGTCCGCGCGCGTCGAACCGATAGTCTGCGCAAAGTCGCGCGCTTCCACGCGCAAGTCAGACCGCGCGACATAGATTGCGTGGTCGACTGGAATATCAAATATGCGCATCGCACCACTCGCGCTCGCACCCAAGGCATCGCGAAAGTCAATAAGATGTGCGCCAGCTGTTGCGATTGTATATGGAACCGCGAGTGATCCCGCGTCACCATCGCGCGCAACGCGCACTGCTACGAGATGCTGACGATATACAGGTATGCGCGTTGCAGCGTAGATCTTGCGTTTGACATCGGCGAAAGAGTCTTCGGGGTATACTTGCATATCGGACACAATCGTCATGCCTCCGCGCGCGAATTGCGGCGCTTCTTCGACACGCGCGGCTGTCACAACATCGCGCGCAGTTCCGCGCTCTTTCTCGCGCGACGACTCTTCAAGCATACGTTCGAGTTCCGCGATTTCTGCGTCATCACTATCAGCTGCTCCACCGCTCGCGCTACCCTCGCGCGCAACAGTTGTTGTGCGTATTCCTGGCATGATAGATCGCGCGAGTTCCTCAATGCGCGGCGCAAGTTTCGCACCGAGAACTTCAGCAACATCGCGCGTATCATAATAATCTTCAAGAACGCGCGGATACTCACCGGAGCGAGCAAGCGCCGCGCGCACATTCTGCGGCGCATCGTATCCAGCAAAACAGAAAGTATGAGCGTTCCATTCGCGACCTATCCAAACCACGCGAAGTGGCTTATGTTTGTAGTAGTTCGTATCCATTGCATATATAAGATCGCGCGAATCCACATGCGGGGTGTTGCGATCATCGTGATCATTGTCTGTCTCGTCATTTTCGCAGTATCGCGCGCGCGTCATCGCCGCATTGTTGTGAGCGGTCTCGTCGTCAACTTAGTCAGTGATCGGGATCACGCGCGCGATGCTGAGCGAATTATGGTTGAGGCTGATGAACGCATGATCAAACTTCTCGATCACTTGCGCGTTGAATACAAAGTTGGCGCGACTGACGCGGAATGCGCGGGTGCTCTGTGCGTGCGCGCGCATCGCGCTGCGGCCTATCAGTGTGTCTCGCATCTCTTGCGCAACTTTAACTATGAATCTGTGTATGAACACCGACCCACACCTGGTCGTAATGTTGCGTATTCGCTCAATAAGGGGGCGTCTATTATGCTGTGCTTGCGCGATGATGACGCCCCAGGCGGCATTGTCGATATCAACACACTCATGTTTGTGATATTGCATGAAGCCGCGCATATTGCGAATTATGATAATTGGGGGCATGGCCCGCGCTTTTGGAGTGTATTTAAATTCGTTCTCAATGAAGCACGCGTCTGTGGCATCTATCAGCCTGTTGATTACGCGCGCAAACCAGTGAAGTATTGCGGGTTTGGTTTGTATCATAACCCACTTTTTGACACGCGAATCGAAGGTCTGGATGGTACGCAATAAATGCGCGCATCGTGTGCGCCTTTTTTGGTTGTGACCATGAACTATACGCGGGCTCAAATTTGAATCGCGCGCGAACGCAATATAACCATTTATGATTAGCAGCGCGAATTTCGAGTCTGTCGTGCCTCCGCGCACCTGCGAACCGATCGTCCGCGCCAACCCAACCGACCCGATCCTCTTCAGACCCACGCCGGTGCTCGATGAGGATGTGTGGTCCCGCGGAAGCGCGCGTTATGACTTGCGCATGTACGGCACCCTTCTGAACGGTGCAAAGGCATGTGTTCATCTCTCTGATGTGTTCCCATACTTTGAGTATGACATCAGCGCGCATAATCCAACTGCATGGCGCCTCAATCAGGCGCAAATCGAACGTGACCCAATCGCGACTGCGCGTCTCGAAGGCGAGGGAAAAGCGCGCATGGAATCGATCATTCTCGAGATATGCGGAAGGACCGAGCATACATCCGCGCGCGTCGCATGGAAGTTCCCGCTGCAAGGATTCACGCTCGAAAAAAGCATGTATGTGCAGCTGTTCTTCTCGTCAATGCGCGCGCGTAATGAATGTCTTCGCGCGGTTAAGTCATACGTCATGTCGCCGCGCGGAACTGAACTTCCGCTGTTGCATCGCTTCCCAAACATTCTCGCGCATGACGATACCGGCTTCAACAATCCCGCGTATTTCAATGCACTCGCGCGCGATGCTCACTTCAACACGACCGATTGGAATGAAATCATCCCAACATCAATGGAGAAGCGCGAGCGATACGGCGCGAGTTACTACGAGTTCTCAGTGCCGCTCGCGAACATTCGCGCGGCTCGCGCACCAGCCGATGCAGCAGAAGCGCTGGCGCGCGCGCATGATCGCACAATTCTTGAAAGTTGGGATATTGAGACCATGTTTGAGTCAGAAAGCGGAGACCCTCCGACAACTCAGAATGATTACACGATCACAACAATCAGTCTCGTTTATTCATATCATTGGCAAACGATACCCATTGCATGCTATGTTTTGTCCATCTACAATTCCAACCCACCGGATCGTGCCGCACTTGTGCGCGCGGGTATGGGAGAAATGCCGGTGACATTCATAAAGTGCGCGGATGAATGCGATTTGATTCTGACACGTGCGCGGATCTCTGCGCGAATGATGCCCGATATGCGAATCGCATTCAATGGTGCTAATTTTGACTGGCCGTTGTACAACGAGAAAGTGCGACGCTTTAGCAAGTGCTTCGAGGTTCTCCCACTTCTCGATATGTCATTCACACCCTGGGACTCCGCCGATGACGCCAAACAATGGGAGAAATACTCGCGCAAGTTCGTATCTATTGATGTGAAAATCAACGCCGAGAATGGGCATAAGTGTGCGCAAGTTGGACAACTCGCGGGTTCCATTGACTTGGATATTATGCCTACAATGCGCAGGATTCACAAGAACGAAGAGGTGAAATTCGCGCAGTCTCTGAATGTGTACTTGCGCAAGGCGAATCTATCAGAAAAAATCGACGTCTACTTCAAGCGTATGTTGCACATTCTGCAACGCGCGCGCGAGCTCACATCACCTGCGATTCCGCGCAAATGTCATTGCGACTCGCGCGATACATGCGCATTCTGTGCAAACACCGAGCGCACGCGCGTGCGCGACATTGATTATGCGGTTGTCGATGAATCACAACCTATGTCACAGTGGGTTTATACTGATAAACTGCGCGATCCGTGCCTAACCAAGTGTTGCGCATGCGGCGCGCGCCCTATCAATGAAGGCGACGTTGAGAAGATCAACACTTACTGTGGTATTGACAGTGTGCGACCTTTGCAGCTTATTAATAAGCTCAATATTCTCGGTGATCATCGCGAGATGGCCGGGACTACCTATACAGCTCTCGTTGATGCGTTCTTCCGCGCTGATGGTATGCGCGTTGTCAACTTTACGGGCTCATTCGCGCGCGAATTCAACATCGCGATATCCGCGCATTCACCCGAAAGACCGCGCGTGCACTATCAAGGTGCGCATGTATTCAGCCCTAAACTTGGGTTCTGTTGTAATGCGCGCGGACGACGCCGACCAGTAACCGCGCTGGACTTCAACTCACTGTATCCATCCATCATGATGGCGTACAACATCAGCCCTGATATGCTGGTAACGAGTGAAGAAGCCGCGGCGCAACTCACCACAGCGGGATATGATCTCCATCGCATTGAACCATTCGATTATGATATTCTCAGCGAAGATAAGCGCGCCTCCGTGGTCGCGCATGCAAGCGCGCACGGGTGGGCGGTGAGACATAATGGTGTTCTCGCGCCGCATGCAACACTTGCAACAACACCTCCAGATGCGCGCCCGATCACGTCGCGCGTCAATGCGGAAGGCGCGGAAGTTCGCGGACGTCCCGCGAATGAGCGCGAATATATCGGCATCTTTCCGCACGCACTGCGCATTCTGCTTAACTCGCGCAAGGCAACTCGCGCGGTTCAAGCAAAGAGACTCGCGCGTCTCGTCGAAATACTCGAACGAGTGTCAGGTGGTGCGCATGTCGAACCCGATGTTCTCGATCTCGACGGTCAAGTCGAGCACATATTCGCGCATCCCGCAACTCCTGATCTTGCACCAACAGATGCTGAGCGGTTCGAAGCATCCAACCTCATCGTTGATTACAAGATGCTGAATTCGAAGCAGCTCGCTTACAAGGTTCTGATGAACACTTATTATGGTCAGATGGGATCCAATAAGTCGGTCTGTTATACTCTTGTAGGTGCCGCGGGCGTCACTGCAGCGGGTCGTTACAATATCCTGCGAGTCGCGGCTCTCCTGCGCGGTTTGGGATACATCATTGCGTATGGAGATACTGACAGCGTTTACACAATCGCGCCTGATTCCACGTACACCGCGATCGACGCGAAGTGGGATGCACATGAATACCCGAGCCTCGAAGATTATTGGGGCGACATGGTCGTAGCCGCGCGCGAAGACATCGAACGCTTGCGCGCGATTGTGTCATCTTACCTGCGCTCCGACAATGGCACGCAGTTTCTTGCAATGGGTTATGAAGAGGTCGGCATGCCTGCACTCTTCCTCGGCAAGAAAAAGTATCTATTGCGCCCGCATGTCAAGGGCGTGACATTCCGCGCGCGTCCTATGGTGCGCGGAATTGAAACAGTAAAGCAAGGTCGCGCGCAGATTGTGCGCACTCTTGGTAATGCAATTATCGAGGAACTTCTCGCGATTAGCGAAACAACCAATCCGCACGCGATTGTCGAGAGCAAGATTCGCGCGTTCTATGCGGGAATCGGTGAAGCTCCGCAAGAGGCCGAAGCAGCGACCCGTGTTGCGTTCGGCGTTAATGAGTTTATCCAGTTCGGGCGTTACAAACCCGCAAAGGAAAACAAAGCAACATTGCGCTTTGTCGAGCGCATGCGCGAGAGATTCGCGCAGCTTTCGCAAGTCGACCCAGTCGCAGCGGGTCAATGCGTCCCACCAGAGCCCGGCGACAAATTCCCATACGTCATTGTCGCGCGCGATGCTGAAGTATCGCTCAGCGGACATTGCGTGCAGTTCAAAGTTGGCGATAAGATGGAGTATCCATCCATGGTTATTGGGGGAGGTCAGCGCATCGATTACAATCACTACATGAATGGCGCGCTTATCTCGGTATTTGCGCGATTTGTCAGTTGCGATCCGCAATTCGACCCATCGCGCGACCCATCCCCAGAAGCGCGCGCGAAATGGGCGCAGATTCTCACAGCGGATGGATCAGTTCCCGATGATTATGATTATACAGTCTATGATGACTACCGCCAGCAACGCGCAGTTCGCGCGCTTTCCGAAGTGTGTGCGCAAATCGCGCCGACGAACACTGCGCGCATTCACGCGACAGCGCGCGTGCAACGTTCAGCAGTCGGCGCATTGCGCGATGTTGTCTCGCGCGCCGCAGAAGCATGTGGATTCTATCTCGACGCGCCGGTTGTGCGCCTTATTGTGCATGATCGCATGCGCGAGATATGCGCAGGTGCGCCAGGTTCGCGCATATCTGAAGACACAGTTGAATCAATGGCAAATCTCATATGTGAAGTCGCATGTGAACAAGCGCGCGATTCCATGATTAGTGAAGCAGAAGCGACCGCGAATTATGCCGCGCGTATGCTCGAAGTGTTTACTCCAGAGACACTCGCGGCGCGCTATTCAGGCACGATGTACACGCAACTCGTCGTTAAGCCACTCTCAGATGTTCGCGCACATGTCCTGAGCGCAATAAAGATGGACTTTGCCGCGCGAATTGTCGCGTTGTATCGCGCGAAACGCTTTGATGAGACGTTGTCTGGGATAGTTGCGAATTCTATTGACGAAGGACTCAAAGGAAAGGCCGCATTGATGCCAGCGGTTGGCATGAATATAACATTCGGCAAAGCGACGCTCGAGTTACTGCATGAGTTGGGCAAGCTTATGATCAAATACGCGGATGCTGACGTCGCATTGCGCCGCGCCGCGAAGATGCGCGAGCAATTTGGTACGAACTAGTAGGGGCTCGATTATTTTTTTGCAGGATTCTTTGGTTCCTGGGAATATAAAGCCAACCAACGATGGAAGATTGGGTGCTTCTTGTTATCGTTATCGTCATCGTTTACCTGTATGCAAGCGGGTATTATAAACACTTGCTTGATATGACCGCAGGGTTCGCGCGAACTAGTGATGCATCCCCGGTTCCTCAGAGTACCGCACCGATTGTGTCCGAAACCGCACCTGCGGCAATCGCTGCTGATGCAGCAACGACAAAGCAAGAGGGACTCGCCGCTGCAATGCTCGATGATGGAATTCGCGCTGCGAATGGGGATGCTTGCGTTGCAGGATCGGCAGTCGCGACGCCATACGCGACCACTGATTACGGACGCGGAGGCATGCAGTTTACTGATTGGGCAATCGCGGCGACTGTGGATCCGAAGATCATCGAGTCAAACAAACAATTCGTCGCAGAACGCGCGAAGAACACTGCGACTTGGACCGGCGCGACTTACTCTCCGGACTCACACGACACTTACGACGCTGTCCCGTGGCGCGGACTCTCGCGCCCGTCTGCCGTGTTCGTTGGCTCGCCGGACCAACTCGCGGATATCGACATGAAGCGCAACCCGCAGGTCCAGCGTTTCCGTTGGGACTCCGCATTTTCCAGCTAAAAAATTGCGATTCGCGTCTTGCGTCTTATTTTTTGTGTCTGTTTACTTGCGCGAATGGCGAGAACCGCGTGACTTACGTGAGCCAGTCTTGCGCGAGTGACGAGACTTGCGCGATCCCGACTTACGAGAGTGGGATTTGCGCGACTTGCGCGATCCATGCTTGCGCGAATGAGACTCGCGCGACTTACGCCATCCGGTCTTGAGCGTTCAGCGCGACTTGCGACGGCTCGGACCTCCCAGGGCGCTATAGTATGATGCATCAGCCG